CAGACCGATAAAGGTCAAGTTTTTTACGTTGCGCCTACGCAGGGACAAGCCCGTGACATTATGTGGCAAACCCTGCTAGAGCTAGGACACCCTGTGATTGCAGGATCACACATAAATAACCTGCAGATCAGGCTGGTCAACGGGGCCACGATTAGTCTCAAGGGAGCCGATAGGCCAGAGACAATGCGTGGCGTGTCCTTGAAGTTTCTTGTGATGGACGAGTACGCAGACATGAAGCCTGACGTATGGGAGCAAATCCTCCGTCCAGCACTAGCAGACCAGAAGGGTCAAGCAATGTTCATAGGTACGCCTATGGGCAGAAACCATTTTTACGAACTGTACAAGTACGCAGAGCTAGGGTCAGACGAAACGTACAAAGGGTGGCACTTTACGTCTTACGACAACCCTTTGCTGGACTCAGAAGAAATTGACATGGCTAAAAAGTCTATGTCGTCTTATGCGTTTCGTCAGGAGTTTATGGCGTCGTTTGAAGCCAGAGGCTCTGAGATGTTTAGAGAAGACTGGGTGCAGTTTGGAGATGAGCCAGAAGAAGGTGACTACTACATAGCTGTTGACTTGGCTGGCTTTGAAGAAGTAAACAAAAAACGGACAAAGAACTCTAAACTAGATGAAACTGCAATCGCTGTTGTTAAAGTTAGTCCTGATGGTTGGTACGTTGATAACATTATATATGGGCGGTGGAGCCTTGACGAGACTGCCTCCAAGATATTTCAGGCCGTTAGAGACTACAGACCCATCAGCGTTGGAATTGAAAGAGGTATTGCAAAGCAGGCGGTAATGTCTCCGCTAACAGATTTAATGAAGCGTTACGGACGTTTCTTTAGGGTTGAGGAGTTAACACACGGTAACAAGAAAAAGACTGACAGGGTTATGTGGGCGCTTCAAGGGCGCTTTGAAAACGGGTTTGTAACACTAAACAAAGGAGAGTGGAACAACAGATTTTTAGATCAACTGTTTCAGTTTCCAGATCCATTGACTCACGACGACTTGGTGGACGCTTTGGCGTACATTGACCAACTAGCACAGGTAGCGTACAGTTACGACTACGAAATAGACGACCACGAAATACTAGACATAGTAGCAGGATACTAATATGGCAGATGAAATCTTAAGCCCAGACGTTCTTATGATTGAAGAGTCTCTGGAAGAGTGGGTAATGACCAAGTGTGAGAACTGGCGTGACCACTACGAGTCAAACTACGAAGAAAAGTTTGAAGAGTACTATAGGCTCTGGCGAGGACAGTGGGATCCTGCTGACTCTGAACGAGCTTCAGAACGCTCTAGGATTATTTCACCTGCACTGCAACAGGCTGTAGAGTCTAACGTAGCAGAGCTAGAAGAAGCCACTTTTGGTCGTGGCAAATGGTTTGATATTACCGACGACATGAACGACCAACAAAGGGACGATATTCAGTACCTAAGAAGAAAACTTACAGAAGACTTTGACAAGTGCAAAATTAGAAAAGCGGTTGCAGAGTGCTTAATTAACGCTGCCGTATTTGGTGTAGGGATTGGAGAAGTAATTTTAGAAGAAATTAAAGAAATGGCTCCTGCTACTCAGCCAATAATGGAAGGGCAGCTACAGGCCGTTGGGGTTAATATTACAGAAAGAACTGTAGTAAAATTAAAGCCCGTACTTCCTCAGAACTTTTTAATCGACCCTGTAGCAACATCTGTAGAAGACGCTATGGGAGTCGCTATTGATGAATTTGTATCAAAACACTCTGTAGAACTCCTGCAGGAGCAAGGGGTGTACCGTGAAGGATATATTGAATCTGCGGCTCCCGATGCAGACTTAGAGCCAGATCAAGACCTTACTATTTACAACGACGACAAAGTACGTCTTACGAAGTACTACGGACTGGTTCCTCGTGAACTCCTAGAAGCTGAAGGCGTAGATGTAGAATCTGATTCTATGTACGTAGAGGCCATTGTTGTTGTTGCTAACGGAGGCACTTTGCTTAAGGCGGAGGCCAATCCGTACATGATGGGCGATAGGCCTGTAGTAGCTTTCCCTTGGGACGTAGTTCCGGGGAGATTCTGGGGTCGTGGCGTATGTGAAAAAGGCTACAACTCTCAGAAAGCGCTGGACACAGAGTTACGCGCACGTATCGACGCACTATCCCTTACCATTCACCCAATGCTTGCTATTGACGCAACTAGGCTCCCAAGAGGCGCCAAGCCTGAAGTGCGTCCGGGCAAGATGATTCTTACTAATGGAGATCCTCGTGAAGTTTTACAGCCGTTCAATTTTGGGCAAGTTGGTCAGATTACTTTTGCACAAGCTCAGGCGCTTCAACAGATGGTACAGCAGGCGACAGGCGCTGTGGACTCAGCAGGGATCGCTGGACAGGTCAATGGCGAAGCTACTGCTGCTGGTATCTCTATGTCTCTTGGCGCAATCATTAAGAGACATAAGCGCACCCTTATAAACTTCCAGCAGTCGTTCTTGCTGCCGTTTGTTACCAAGGCTGCACATCGGTATATGCAGTTTGATCCTGAGAATTACCCTGTAGCTGACTACAAGTTTAACGCTACTTCTACTCTAGGTATTATTGCTCGTGAGTACGAAGTAACTCAGCTTGTACAGCTGCTGCAAACGATGAAACAAGATAGTCCAATCTATCCTGTTCTGATCCAAAGCATTATTGATAACATGAACCTCAGTAACCGTGAGGAACTCATTGCGTCTATGAATCAAGCACAACAACCAGATCCTCAGGCGCAGCAGATGGCTATGATGGCACAGCAAGCACAACTTGAGTTCCAGCAAGCACAAACTGCAGCACTGCAGGGTCAGGCACAAGAGTCTCAAGCAAGGGCTGTTAAATACGCTGTAGATGCTCAGTTAGCTCCACAAGAACTAGAGATTGATAAGATTAGTGCTATTACTCGCAACTTACGGGACGGTGATGCAGATGATAGAGAATTTGAGAAGCGTCTCAAAATTGCTGAAGTAGCTTTAAAAGAGAAAAACTTGAACAACCAAGCAAACAGAGGAGCAATGTCGGGTGTTAATGACGCAAACCGAAATGAACAAATTTCTCAGCCAAATCAACCAAGCGTTTCAAGACCAGTTCAACCGCTTGGAGGCGCTGGAAGCCAAAGTCGTGGACCTAGAGGGCCAAATGTCGGACCTGCACCAGAAGGAGTCCTCTAATGCCAAAGGATCCACGACTGGAAAGGGCAGGAGTAAGCGGGTACAACAAGCCGAAGAGAACTCCTAATCACCCAACGAAGTCTCATGTGGTTGTAGCCAAATGTGCAGACGGTAGTGTAAAGACTATCCGCTTTGGGCAACAGGGTGTTAGCGGCGCTGGAAAAAACCCTAAGACCGCTAAAGAGAAAGCTAGGCGCAAGTCGTTCAAGGCTAGACACGCCAAAAACATTGCTAAAGGTAAGTGTTCTGCAGCTTATTGGGCTGATAAGGTGAAATGGTAGATGGCTAAGAACATGAAGCACTACAAGCGTGACGGTACTTTGTGGCAAGGCAATACACACAAGATGCCTGATGGTTCATTACACACAGGCAAAACTCACGGCAAAACATCTGTAAAACTGTTCCACTACAAAGACTTGTCAAAGAAAGCTAAGGAGAGGGCTAATGCCTAAGAAGGGCTTATACGCCAATATCCACGCCAAACGCAAGCGAATTAAGGCAGGATCAGGCGAAACTATGCGTAAACCGGGGTCTAATGGCGCTCCAAGGGCTTCTGACTTTAAAAAAGCAGCAAAAACTGCCAAGAAACGGTAAAATTTACATTAAAAATTACTTGACTTTTACTTAAAAATATGGTATAATATATAGTGTACTAAGGTACATCTAATTAACAGAGACAACCTAAGAGGCCTCAAGTGGATCAAGAAACTCAACAGTACTACGACAATTACTTTAGTCTTTTTAGCACAGAAGGATGGAAACAGTTAACACAAGAGTTTACTAATAATGCTGTGCAAATTAACAGCGTAGAAGCAACTAAAGACTCTAACGATATGTACTTCAGAAAGGGACAACTAAACGTATTAGCCCACATTCTGAATCTACAAACTATTGTTGAAACAAACTACGAGGAAGCTACTAAGGCTCCTGAAGAAGATGATTAAAGTATTTGATTTTCGTTGTACTAACGGACATATATTTGAAGAATTTGTAGACAGTAGCACTACTTCTAGTAGGTGCAGATGTGGTGCTAACGCTACAAAAATTGTCTCAGCTACTCAGCATATCCTAGATGGGTCATCAGGGGATTTCCCCGGACGACACATGAAATGGGTAAGAGAACACGAGAAAGCTGGACAAAAAAACAGGGAATCTCAATAGGGGCAACTCCCATTTTATTTCTCCATAACCTTAATAGGCGGGGTAAGTTTATAAATGTCACGAGCAACATTAATTGATGAGCGTCAGGAAGAAAACACAGAAGCAACGGATCAGCTAGACACACGAGATACTGTAGAGACTCCTTACGAAGAGGAACAACCTCTAGAATCTAACATTCCAGAAAAGTACCAAGGTAAGTCTGTCAAGGATCTTGTACAGATGCACCAAGAGCTTGAGAAGTTTTCAGGTAAACAGAGTACGGAAGTGGGTGAGCTAAGAAAAGTTGTTGATGATTATATCCAGACACAACTCTCGTATCAACAAGCACCTCAACAACAGCAACAACAAGACGATGAAGATGATGTAGATTTCTTTGTCGATCCCAAGACCGCTGTTAGTCGAGCTATAGACAATCACCCAAAAATCAGAGAAGCGCAAGCGTATACTGAACTCGCTAAGAAACAGTCTACGCTGGCACAACTTCAACAACAGCATCCTGATATGGAATCTGTTTTGCAGAATCCTAAGTTTGCTGAATGGATTAAGGGTTCAAAAGTCAGAACACAGTTGTTTGTTCAGGCTGACCAAGCGTATGATTACGACGCTGCAGATGAACTATTTACTCTCTGGAAAGAGCGTAATCAAGTTGTTCAACAGACAGCGCAGGCTGAAAAAGAAGCCCGTAAGAGTGCAGTTAAGTCAGCAAGTACAGGCAACGCTCGCGGAACATCGGAAGGGACTCGCAGAAAGATTTATCGTCGTGCTGACATTATTAAACTTATGCGAACCGACCCAGAGCGCTACCAGTCCATGTCGGACGAAATACTACAGGCGTATGCGGAGGGTCGGGTCAAATAGCCTAAAGGAGAAATAAAATGGCTACTGGACGTTATCCCGGCGGTATTGCCGCTAATACAGTATCAGGCGTAACTGCGTCTGCAAACTTTATCCCCGAAATTTGGTCGGATGAAATCATTGCTGCTTACCAGAAGAACCTTAAGCTGGCTCCTCTTGTAAAGCGTATGTCTATGACCGGAAAGAAGGGTGACACCATCCACATTCCAAAGCCCATCCGTGGTGCGGCATCTGCAAAAACTGAAGCTGTTGCAGTAAACATTCAGTCTAACGTAGAACAAGAATTGACTATCGCTATTGATCGTCACTTTGAGTACTCACGTTTGATTGAAGACATTGCTGAAGTTCAGGCTCTGTCGTCTATGCGTCAGTTCTACACCGAAGATGCTGGCTACCAGCTTGCTCTGAAGGTTGACACAGACCTACACTCAGCAGGTACTGGCTTTGGTAACGGTGGTGCTATTGTTTACTCTGACTCTGTAGCTTCTACTGACTACGTACACAATGCGTGTTTCTATAACAACGCAGGTGTTCCTACGGCTTACGCTGTAGATACCGTAGAAGACACTGATGTATTTACTGACGCATTTTTGCGCGGTATGATTCAAAAGTTGGACGACAACAACGTACCTATGGACAATCGTGTGTTGCTCGTGCCCCCGTCTTGCCGTAAGCAAATCATGGGTATCGACCGATACGTGTCTTCTGACTTTGTTGGCGGTCGTGGCGTTGAGTCAGGCTTGATTGGTAACTTGTACGGCGTAGATGTATACGTTTCATCTAACTGTCCTGTTATTGAAACAGCTGCTGATAACACTGCTACTACCAGCACCCAAGATGTTCGTGCTGGACTGCTGATGCACAAAGATGCTATCATCATGGCAGAGCAAATGGCTGTACGTTCTCAGACTCAGTACAAGCAGGAATACCTGTCTACGCTGTTTACGTCTGACACGCTGTACGGCATCCAAGTATTCCGTCCCGAAGCTGGCTTTGTTCTGGCTCTGACCGACGGTTAATAGTTGTACCTCAGGGGGTCGCAATGGCCCCCTTTTTCCTTTTCTGCTTTTTCAGGAGTAGTCTATGCCTATTTATCGCGGCGATGGTGGAAGCGGAGACGCAACAACAGACGCTTATGCTTCTCAAGTAGCTCAAAACGCTAGAGACGCTTCTGACAGCGCTGATGCTGCTGCGTCTAGTGCTGCCTCCGCGTTAAGTAGTAAGACTGCTGCTGAAACCGCAGAAACAAACGCAGAAACGGCTGCAACCAGTGCTGCCGCTAGCGCAGCTGCAACAATAAACTTTAATACTAGTCTTGTTGTTAGCGCCTCTGGCTTATCAGAGGGTGAATCTCCTACAGTATCTTACAACGATACGACGTACACCATGTCTTTTGGAATACCCGTAGGAGCTACAGGTGCAACAGGCGCTACAGGTGCAACTGGAGCTACAGGTGCAACTGGAGCTACTGGTCCTCAAGGTGAAACTGGCGCTACAGGGGCTACGGGCGCAACAGGACCAGCAGGTGCTGATGGTGCTGATGGTGCTGCTGCTACGATTTCTGTAGGAACAGTTACTACAGGATCAGAAGGAAGCTCTGCTACAGTTACTAACTCAGGCACTTCTGCTGCTGCTGTATTTGATTTTTCTATTCCCGTAGGTGCTACTGGCGCTACTGGCGCTACTGGTGCTACTGGTGCTACTGGTGCAACAGGTGACGGATTTACTGGTGGTAGCTACAACGCCTCTACTGGTGTTGTTACGTTTACATCAGACGACGGGCTAGGGTTTTCTACGGGCGATCTTAGAGGCGCTGATGGTGCAGATGGTGCAGATGGTGCAGACGGGGCTGACGGTATTCAGCTTACGGCACTGTCTGTCACAACCAATGCAGCAGGCACAGCGGCCCTTAGCTACAACAATACAACAGGTGTATTTTCTTATACCCCTCCTGATCTATCTAGCTACCTTTTAACAGAAAGCGACACGCTTGATTCAGTAACAGACCGTGACGCTACGACTACTAACGCAATAACGGTTGGCAATCTAACTTCCACGGGCATCGACGATAACGCCACCAGCACTGCGATCACGATTGATAGCTCGCAGAACGTGGGGATTGGCGACGGCACTATATCCGCAACGCTTGATTTGCATTCAACAACTGCCTCGCGAACGCTTTCGGTAGAAGGCTCTGGCGGCAAATGGGTATCTATTACTAGCGGCACAGGCACTACTGGCCCGATGTTGGTGTTTGATGACACTTCATCGCGTTTCCGCATTGCGTCTGGGTCTGACAAGCTAGGCAGTGGGGTAACAGAACGCTTCGTTGTTGAGCCAAGCGGCAACGTGGGGATCGGCGTAGCGTCGCCTGCTACTGGCCTTCATCTAGGCAGTTCAAGCACCTCCTCTGCCTTTAGGCTGACCAACTCAGCCACGACCGGCTCTGGATTCGACGTATTGACCAGCGGGGACGTTGGATATGTATATAATAGGAATAACAGCAGTTTAATATTCGGAACCAACAACACGGATCGCGTGGTCATAACCGCCGGCGGCGACGTGGGGATTGGACAGACTTCGCCGGATACTGGCGCAAGCTACACCACGCTCCACATAGGCGACAGCGCCGCGTCTCCAGACAACGCTAGGATTATCATGGAGGGCAGTAGCAGGAAGTTCGGGCTATACGCTTTTCAGAACAACTTGGGGATATATGATTACACTTCCAGCGCAAATAGGCTTGTAATCGAGGACGGTGGCGAGGTAGCAATCGGGGCATCAACCGCAGGTACAAGCAAGTTCTTTGTTCAAGGGGCGGGAACAAGTAATTCTCTTAGGTCGTTTACGGTGCAGAATAGCGCTAGCACTGACACTTTCTTTGTCAGGGACGACGGGCTAATCAGAACCGGAACGGCCACAAACTCTCCGTACAATCTGACCACCGCAGTCGCCGCAAATCTTGTTGTGTCTGTAAACGGCACTCTTTATAGGTCAACGTCATCAGCAAGGTACAAGAGAAACATCCAAGACATGACTTATGGCGTTGCGGATGTGATGAATCTGCGAGCCGTCACCTTTGAGCAGAAGAATGAATACCCAAGCAATACATACGCAGGCTTTATTGCTGAAGAAGTACACGACGCAGGGCTTGTGGAGTTTGTAGAATACAACGACGCAGGACAACCCGACGCCGTACACTACGGCAACATGGTGTCGCTACTTACCAAGGCAATACAAGAACAGCAGGCTACTATTGCGTCGCTAACCGCGCGCATCGAACAACTGGAGGCCAACTAAATGGCAAACTACAAGGAAACAACTGTCGCTGGAAGTTCATACGTTCGCGCGAGTGGCGTCACTATTACCAACGGCGAAGGAAACAAGAACATCTATTTCGACGAGGAGAAGGTGATTAATCTGGGCGATGGCGATGTCATTCGCAAGCCAGCGGGTCGCGTTGGTTCTCCATTCTCAATCGAAAACGCCGGAACCGAATTTCCTCTGCTAAACCCAGAGACAGGCGAGGTGCTTGTTCAAGGCGCTAAAATGACATACGAGGGCGTCTATGCCGCACTCTATAGCCTGTACATCCATCTAGCAAAAGAGCGTGACGCTGCATTAGCGCAAGAAGACTCCCCAGCAGAATAAGGTTGTAAATCGTGATGGTAGACGAACACAGACTGGATCGCATTGAGCAAAAGCTAGATAAATTGACTGAAGCGGTATCTCAAATTGCTCGTGTTGAAGAACAGATGCTATCTGTGTTCAAACGAATGGATAGACACGAGAAGCGACTAGACGATCAAGAAGACGACATACGAGAATTAACCAATGATGTACTTTCTAATTCTCAATCAGTAAAAGCAGGCGAAAGGCTGTTTTGGTTAATTGTTGCTACAGCGGCTTCTATTGTCGGATATTTAATAAGGTAGGATAATACAGATGACTGATTATATTAAGTTAACTGATTTTGCGGATAAAGATACACTTCCTGCGGGTGATGCTGGAAAAGTCATCCGTGGAGCTGAATTTGAAGTAGAGTTTGACAGAATCGCTACTGCAGTTAACTCTAAAGCAAATTTAAACAACGGAAACCACACGGGTACTACAACAATCGCGTCTGTGGACCTCAACGGTGGTGTTATTGACAACACTGTCATAGGAAGCACTATACCTCTAGCTGGAACGTTTACTACTCTGACAGCGACTACTGTTGACATTAACGGAGGAGCTATTGATGACTCCGTAATCGGAGGAACCACGGCAGCAGAAGGTACTTTTACAACCGCAAACGCGACTACCGTTGATACGACTAATATTGAAGTTACTAACATAAAAGCAAAGGATGGAACTGCGTCTGCTACTATTGCAGATTCTACAGGAATTATTACTTTAGACAGTTCTGTTTTAACAACCACTGCTATTAACGGCGGTACTATTGACGCAACAACAGTTGGTGCTACTACGCCCTCTACTGGATCTTTTACTGACTTAACAGCAACAGGGACTGTAACGCTAACTAGCGCTATTTTAGAAACAGGTGTTAGTGGAACTGCTGTATTAGACGACGATACTTTTGCTACTGCTTCAGCAACAACACTAGCTACTTCTGAGTCTATTAAAGCATACGTAGACAGCGGAATAGCAGCTTCCGGTGTTCCGGGGATTACTTCTGCTTCTACGTCAGGAACAGCTATAGATATAAGCTCTAGTAATCTCGTTGGAATTGGCGGTTCTGCTGTAGCCTATGCTGGACTGTCAGTCACTGGACGCGCAAGAGCAACAACTGGTTTTTACGCTTCTGAATTTAAAGGCGATGACGATTTAACGCAAACTAATTCTCTTACAGATTCTGTAAATTTTGCTTCTAACGGTGCTACCAATAACTCTGGAACGGCTACATCAGGCGCTGTTACTATCAATACCGGAACCGCCGTTTCAAACAACGCGTCGCAAGCAACAAGCGGCACAATTAGAATATATACAGGAACGGCTGCTTCTTTTGCAGTTGATCCTCTAGATCCTGATGGACCTTCAACCGCAGGCAAGGTGTACATTCAGAACGAAACAAGTAAAGGAATTGTTGTAGAACATACAGGAGACGTTGAAATAAAAGGAGATGTAATTGTGATGAGTAATCTTCCTACATCGGATCCTTTTAACGCCGGTCAACTATGGAACCAAAACGGAACTCTTAAGGTGAGTGCTGGTTAATATGTGGCAGGCACTTATATCGCCAATTACTAGCCTTCTTGGTCAGGTTCTTAAGAACAAGGCTGAAGAAAAAGCTGCTGTGCATACAGCCAAGATGGAAGTTATTAAGAACACTGCATCTTGGGAGCAGCTTATGGCGCAAGCTAGTGCTACTTCGTGGAAGGACGAGTGGTTTACTTTGTTGCTAAGTGCGCCCGTAGTGGCTCTTATGTGGGGCATAGGCATGAATGATCTTGAGATTATCGAGCGCATTGGCTTTGCGTTTACAGAGTTAGGACGCTTGCCTGACTGGTATCAGTACTTGCTGTTTATGGCTGTCAGTGCGTCCTTTGGTATTCGTGGCGCTGATAAGTTACTTGCATTGAAGGGGAAGAAATAGATGCCAGCAAATGATTTTGGAGTAGGTATTACCTGTCTGGTTGATGGCTGTTCAATCACTATTACCCCCAGCTATAGTTTTTGGCGGTATCTTCAGGACGCGCTTAGTTCGGAATTCTATGAAGATGATGACGCCCAAGATTTAGCACAAGCCAAGATGCTTCAGTTTTACACGCAAAAACTAAAAGAAGTTTCTGACGGTGTTATTGATTACGACACTTTTATTAGTGATATACAAGAGAGTGGATATCCTTTTGATGCTTATGTTGAAAATACTTTACAGAACCAGTTTGAAAACATACAGTACGGCGGGTTTTTAAGCCGCATTGGCGCAATTTTTGAAACAGGCGATGCACAGCGGATACAAGAGTTTTTTGATAAGTACGAAAACTCAGGGATTACTTCAAACTCTTTTATTTTAAATGCCCCAAGCGCAGCTGCTTTTTTGACTGCTCCGACTATTGATGATTGGGCTAGAGATGCAGTAAAAGACGCAGCACTAGGCGATGGTATTTTAGGCGGTACGGTTGATTTTGAAGACCTTCCCGGATATGGTGGTCTTTGGGACGGAATCATCAGGCACATCAAGGTAATCGGAAAAGGAATCAATTTACCTATTCCTGATTGGCTCCCGCTTCCCGGCATCTTTGAGTTGCCTACAATTGGAGATATTTTTGATACAATCACAGGCCCTTGGAAAGACGCGGCTGAAGACATTCTGAAGAACTGCATGGACCCTAACGGTGACGGGGTACAAGATAAAAGCGCATCTGATTGTCTAGAGGAACAGAGCGTCATTGATGTTATTACGGGCGGGATCGGCAACGCTACTACAGATATTTATAATAAAACAGGAACAGCTATAAGCGATGCCATAAAAGATGTAAAAGATTGCGCCGAAAATCCTGTAGAGTGTGCTCAAGATGTTTTTGACCAAATTAAAGATATCTTTGGCGAGGGCGCTGTAGATCCTACTCAGTCTGGTGGCTTGCCAGATTGGGTTAAAGCTATCATCATTGGCGGTTCTTATGGTGATGACGTATTAAAAGAAATAGAAAAAATATTTGACGCAGATATTGACGATGATGGTACTATTGGTTTAGGGCCAGAAGAGACTTTTGACTGCGCTTCAATAGGTAAATTTAGTCCTGATGGTGGAGCAACTTCAGAAGCGGACTGTATTGATGCTTGCGAACATGATTCAAATATTCCTTCTACAAGTCCAGAGTGTAAAGATCCCGCTCCTGACGGTTACTGTGAAGACGGTACTACTCCGAAAAATAATCCAGAAGGCACTAACTGCGAAGAGTATGAGCCTCCTTTAACTCCAGAAGAACAACTATGCGACGAACAGGGCAGAGTATATAATGAAATAACAGAAGAGTGTGAAGAAACTTGTGTAAACCTTAACCACGTTGTAGGACCAGACGGATACTGCGGACCTCCTGAAGAACAACCATGTAACAACGGAGCAGTAGACCCCGGAACTTGCAGAGAGTGTGCAGATGGCTCAACCCCTGACCAGCACCAAGGAGGCAACTGTGAAAACCCTCTGATTGATCCAAACGACCCTAATAACTGCGCTGCAGGCAGGCCTGAAGGATACAGTTTTGACACGCAGACTTGGGACAGACAGTGTTCTGCTGATTGGTGTCCTGAAGGAGTCCCAAAAGAAACTATAAATGGCGTATATGGAGCCAACTGTTCAGATTACAGGCCACCAGAAGAATGTACTAACGGTGCTGAAAACTATCCTAACTGTGACCAATGTCCACAAGGTCAATCATTAGTAAATGGGCAGTGCGTAGGCCAACCAGAAGAATGTACTAACGGTGCTACAAACTATCCTAACTGTGATGAGTGTCCACAAGGTCAATCATTAGTAAATGGAGAGTGCTCACAAAACACGTTTGAATGTGACCAGCAAGACAGGGTAACTAATGACGATGGTTCTTGTGGAGAGTGTAAGCCCGGATTTATAGAAGATCCTGATGGCTTTGACCAGTGTATTCAAGCTCCTCCAGAGTGTAATGACTGTAGCTGTGAAGAGTACGCTGCCGCTTATCCTGAAGAGTGTACTACGTGTCCTGAGGGTCAAGAATATTGTGCAGCTACGGGTTCTTGCGCTACAGCAGAAGAATGCGAGGCTGCAACTACTGATGATACTGAAGACAGCTCTGGTGGTGGCGGGGGCGGCTCTGGCGGCGGCGGTGGCGGTTTGTTTGATATTAGCCCGTTAGGAATATCAGCCGACCCGCAACTTTTAAGTAAGTCTGAGTTTCCTATAACAGACTTCTTGGCTGGAATATTTACTGGTTCTAGAGGCGGTAGATCATAATGACATATTTAAACTTAGTAAATAACGTACTTAAGCGCCTCAGAGAAGATGAGGTTGCTAGTGTATCTGCTAATAAGTACAGCAAATTAGTGGGTGCTTTTGTTAACGACGCAAAAAAAGCAGTTGAAGATGCTTGGGATTGGTCTGCGTTACGAGCCACGTTAACTGTTGAAACAACGGCTGACGTTTTTAACTACGCTATGACAGGCGCAGGTAACGAACTTAAGGTTTTACACGCGTACAACGACACGGATAATTGGGAGCTTCAGTACCAGACTCCTATTTGGTTCGACCAGAAATATATGATGTCAACCCCTCAGACTGGATCTCCTAGGTACTACACATTTAACGGGGTTAATTCTGACGGAGACACTCAGATTGACTTGTACCCAAAGCCAGATACGTCAGGTGTTGTTTTACGATTTAACGTAATACAAAGAGGAACAATAACTGACTCTTTGGGAGCCACTATTCGTCCCAAGGAGCTTTCTGAAGACGCAGATCAGCTTATTATTCCTAGCCAGCCTGTGATTCACATGGCAGTTGCTTTATTGGCGCGTGAGCGTGGAGAAACAGGAGGAACATCAGCGCCTGAGTACTTTGCTATAGCTGATAAGTACTTATCTGATGCTATTGCTCTGGACGCACAAAAGCACCCAGAAGAAGTTATTTGGCACACTCCTTAAGGAATTTAGAGTATGGCCCAGCCCTTACAAAGCATTAATCTAGTTGCTCCTGCGTTTAAAGGGGTTAACACAGAAGATTCGCCTATTGGTCAGGACGTTTCTTTTGCTGAAGTTGCAGACAACGCCGTAATTGACAAGAGTGGTCGTATTGCTGCTCGCAAAGGCCTTTCTGTATATACTACAGATATAACAGAACTAGGAAGGGTAGCACCCGCACTAGGAAATGACTATCTACATAAAGTGCATTTCTTTTACGACGATGTAGGAACTGAAGTAGTATTTAGCACAGGCAACAATAAGATACTGACAGGTACAACCACTCTGGTTGACGCCACAACTCCTATTGGATATACGCCTACAGCAAATAACTGGAAAATTGTAAACTTTAATAATAAGGCTTACTTTTTCCAGCGTGGACACGAGCCTCTTGTGTACGATGCCACAAACGGCCTAAGGACTTTTGGTACTGCCACAGGGACTACTACTAACACTAACTTATACTGTCACGAAGCACTTGCAGCTTACGGAAGACTGTGGATTGTAGATAGCAACGCTACGGCCCAAGTTATTTATTGGTCTGATCTGCTCATTGGAACAGACTTCACTGGAGGATCTAGCGGATCTATTGATGTTTCTAAAGCGTGGCCTGACGGAAAAGATGAAGTAAGAGCGCTGGTTGCTCACAACAACTCTTTGATTGTGTTAGGCAAACACAGCATTTTAGTGTACGCAAACGCCTTTAGTCCCGCTAATATGACGCTCCAAGACACAATAGCGGGTGTTGGGTGTATTTGTAGAAACTCAGTACAACACATTGGAACAGATGTTTTATTTATGTCTCCGTCGGGACTACGCAGCTTTGGCAGAGTTATACAAGAAAAATCTTTACCAATGTCTGATTTAAGTTTAAATATAAAAACAGAATTGATAAATGTTCTTAATAATCGTACTGTGCCTACAGCGTCTGTATACAGCGCTGAAAACTCTTTTTACTTAATTACGTTTCCAGATACTTCTACAACTTACTGTTTTGATCTAAAAGGAAAACTTGAAAATAACACTTACAGGGTTACTAGATGGACTTCTACTCCTTTTAAGTCTTATTACGCTAAAAATGACGGAACTCTTTTAATAGGAAGTCAGTACGGTGTAGGAGAATACTCAGGATACTCTGACAACGGATATAGTTATATTTTTAAGTACTATAGTCCTAAGTTAACTTTTGGTGACTCATCAAAAATAAAGATGCTTAAAAAATTAAGACCTACGTTTGTTGGAGGAAACAACCAGTTAGCGGTAGTAAAGTGGGCTTATGATTTTGATTCGTCCTATAAAAACTTTGACGTAACAATAGGCAATCAGGTTCCTAGCTACTTTTCTAATCCAGTAGACGACGCAGGAGATCCAATTACAGG